AGGAGTTTTACAGGGTGACAGCATAGGAAAGCTCGCAGGGCGATTCCAAGACGTTACAGGTATGAATCATACTGCCGCAATCAGAAACGCCCGCACAGCGTTCACGGGAGCGCAGAACGGGGGCAGGCAGGCGGCATACGAGGAAGCCTACCAGATGGGAATTGATGTGGTGAAACACTGGACAGCGACAAAAGATTTGAGGACACGAGACAGTCACAGAGCATTAGACGGCGAAGAAGTACCGTTTAACATGGCGTACTCAAACGGTCTCATGTATCCGGGAGACCCAAGCGGAATCCCGGCGGAAGTTTACAACTGTCGTTGTACGCAGAGAACTGCACTGCCTACCGAACTGGCGCAGCCACGAATGATACGCGTCAGAAACCCAGAGACAGGCAGAAACGAGGTTATAGAAGACATGACCTACTACGAATGGTTAGCAACGCAAGGAGGGCGGATATAATGGCAGATATTGATGTTGTAAGCCATGTAGATGAGGTAATTTTAAAGACCACGATGGCACTTGCAAGAGCATTAGAGCAGGCAGGAGCCGCCGCGGAAGGGCACGCCAAAGACCTTTGCCCGGTCGATACGGGCGCATTAAGAAACAGTATTACACATCAGACCGACTTGGAGAATCTCACAGAGACAATAGGTAGCAACGAAGAATATGCTGCTTACGTAGAGTTGGGAACTGGCGTGTATTACAAGGGGGGACGAAAGACCCCATGGACTTATCAGGATGATAAAGGACAGTGGCATATTACAAACGGTCAGAGGGCGCAGCCATATTTAAAACCGGCGGCGGCAAATTACGCAAAAGAATACACAGCAATCATTGCAGACGAATTAAAAGGAGCGATGGGATAATGGACAGATTGTCTTTACTCGTCAAGGCAAAGGAAACGGCAGAGTATTTTGTTGATAAAAAATTTAAATACTCGCAGAACGTGGCGAATAGCTGGGCGGGTGCAAAGAAGAAAAAGGTAAGTAATTGTGCATCATATGTATGCTATTGCCTACAGCAATTAGGCATCCTCAAACCGGGACAACTGTTTTATTGCAACAGGAACGGAACAGTTGTCTATAAGGGCGCAGGAACAAAAGCGGCTATATCAAAACGATATAAATTGATAAAAGTAAATAAATTACCCCGGGATTATAAAGACAAATTAAAACCGGGAGACATTTGCTTTTACCGCCTGCATACCAATATTTTTGCAGGGATAAACGAGAGAAATAAAATGGTCTGGTGGGATGCCGGAAAGTCCAGTACAAATACTAAAAAAGCAGGTGGAACATATAAAAAGATACACAGGATTATCAATGGAAGCCAGAAGATTTTGTATGTGTTGAGGTGGAAAGGATAAACAATGACATTTTGGGACGCTTACAGATAAATTCGTCAGGGCAAAAAGGCGAAATTCTCAAATTTTGAAGCCTATTGGTATTATGACAGCGAAAAAAATGTACTTATGATGCACACAAAAAGCGGGCAGGATGTAAATGTGCAACAGCCGACGTTGGTTGATTATGTATTAAATGCCTTGCTTTCAACAGAATGGGAAATCGTACAGGAAGGAGCAGAATCATGATTATTACAGGCATGGCACACTTTCAAAGCGTGTGCAAGAAGGCATTAGTTGAATGGTATAACGAGAATGGTTATGCAGACACACCAAAAAAACCGCCAATAGATTTAGGCGATGTATATATCGTCTGGTCTTGCAAGACATTACAAAACTACAAGTGCCTTGCGTCTACTACAGTTAGCGGCGATGGCATTTATGCAGAATACACATACAACGGAGACAAACAGGAATTGTACGAAGATGTGTACAAGAAACTGACAAATACGTGCCATACAAAGGAGTAGCAAGATGGGACAGAAGAAAATCATTGATGTGTCAGTATACAACGGCATAATCAACTGGAAGAAAGTAAAGAAATACGGTTGTGATGGTGCAATCATTAAGATTATCCGCAAAGATTTAGGCAAAGACAAGAAGTTTGAGGTAAACTACAAAAAATGTGAGGAGTTAGGCATCCCATGGGGCGTGTATAACTACACATACGCTACTACAGTGGCGAAAGCTAAGGCAGACATGGAACTTGTATGCAACATCCTCGACGAGATTAGTAAGAAGCATTTTAAATACGGCGTCTGGTTTGATATCGAGGACAAAGTGCAGGCAAGGCTAAGTAAAGCAAAGATTGCTGAGATTATTAATGCGGCAGAGGCTGTCGTTAAGTCAAGAGGCTATAAATTTGGCGTTTACACCGGGATGTCGTATTTCTCGGAGCATATTGATAAAAACAAAGTTAACTGTAAAAACTGGTGGATTGCACGTTATTACAAAGGCTATAACCGCATGACGTTTAAAGCGACACCAAATAAATCCTATAAGCCTACAAACGTAGCCGACCTTATGGCGTGGCAATATACTAGCTCTGGCGTATTTCCAGCCAAGGTTTCGACCGGCAACGGCGGCAATTTTGATTTAAATATTTTGTATCACGACTTCCCGGCGACGGTGCAGAAGGAAGAAACAACAAAAAAGGTTAAATACACCGGGAAATTTCCTAAATTGCCGCCACGCGGCTACTATGCGTTTTTAGACGGCATCACGGTATTAAAAAACACAAGGGAAGAAATTAAGAAATTGCAGAAGTTTTTAAACTGGGCTATCGGCTCAAAATTAGAAACTGACGGCAAATATGGAGAAAAGACAGAAGATGCAGTTAGTATTTTCCAGTCGAAATGTAAATTAAAAATTGACGGCAAATTTGGGGCGAAATCCCTTAAAGCTGCAAAATTATTTAGTAAGTAATCACGAAGTACTGTGATTTACATATAAAGTCATTTAGGGAAAGAAATCCCTCAAAGAAAAGGAGTAATCAAATGGCATTAACAAGAGCTTTTTTAAAAAGCATGACACTTACAGACGAGCAGGTTTCCGCGATTATCGAAGAACACTCTGCAACCGTTACGGGTCTCAAGAACGAGATTAGTAAATACAAAGAGGACGCAGAGAAAGTCCCAGACCTCCAGAAGAAATTGAAGGACTATGAAAAGGACGACTGGAAAGGCAAGTATGAGAAAGAACACGCAGGTTTTGAGAGCTACAAAGCCGAGCAGGACAAGAAGGCATCGTACGATGCGAAAGAAGCCGCATACAAAAAGATGCTTGAAGATTCCGGCGTGTCCAGTAAAGTAATTGGCCTTGCATTAAAAGCGTCAAAAGAAACTATTGATAATTTAAAAATCGGAACTGACGGGAAATTTGAGAACGCAACAGAGGTAGAAAAAGGCATCAAAGAATCGTATGCCGATTATATTACAACCGAAACGACTCAAGGCGCTAACGTATCAAATCCACCGGGAGGAGAACCGGGGAAAATGACCAAGAAAGAAATCATGGAAATTAAAGATGCGGGCGAACGTCAGAAAGCGATTGCGGAAAATCACGAACTTTTTGGTTTTTGAAAGGAGTAGACAATGGCAGGAGTAACCACTAGCACTGTATTAAATACAGATAGCGCTCTCAAAGCGAGAGAAATTGATTTTGTAACACAATTTGAAAAAAACTGGGATGCGCTGAGAACTATCTTGGGAATCTTTAAACCTATCAGAAAAGAGCCGGGCACCAGCTTAGTAACCTACGAAGCGCAGATGAAAGATGAAGCTTTACAGGGCGGCGCAAGCGTAGGTGAGGGTGAGGCAATCCCTTTTACACAGTTTAAAGTTGTGGAAAGCAAGAAAGAAGATATTGTTGTAGAAAAATACGCTAAATCTTTAACTCTTGAGTCTGTGGCAAAATGGGGCGCAACGGTCGCAATCGAAAAGACAGATGATGCCTTTATGGTTGAGCTGCAGAACAAGGTTTTAAAAGATTTTTACACATTTTTAAAAACGGGAACATTAAAAGGTACGCAGAAGAAATGGCAGAAAGCACTTGCAATCGCAAAAGGTGCTGTACTCAACAAATTCGCAGGCATGAACAGAAATGTAACCGAAGTCGTAGGATTTGCAAATGTAATGGATTTTTACGACTGGCTAGGTGATAAAGAGATTACTGTGCAGACAATGTTTGGATTGCAGTATATTAAAGACTTCTTTGGTTTCTCTACACTGTTCCTCCTCCCTGACGCCTACATCCCGGCAAAAACTGTTATTGCAACACCTGTAGAAAATATTGACTTGTATTATATTGATCCCGGCGATAGTGATTTTAAAAAACTTGGCCTGGACTACACAACATCTGGCGAAACAAATCTGATTGGATTCCACGCAGGCGGCAACTATACAAACGCCACAGGCGAAACATACGCCATTATGGGCATGAAACTGTGGGCAGAATACCTTGACGGTGTTTGCGTAGTTACTGTTGGAACTACAGAAACTATTCCAGAAGTATCAAGTTTAAGTGGAAAATAAAAGGGGTTGATTGAGTGCTTTATGAAATCATGAATCACATTCACAATTTCTTCCCGGTCAAGGGGGCGGCAATCACAGGTAAAATAACAATCGGGGAATGGCTTTTCGACACGCGCATAGATGCAACAGCAAGTGCCGAAGACCTGCGTTATTCTGCTACCGCGATTCGCCTCCCACTACAAGACGGGCAATATTATTTAATTAGTGGCTCTATCTTTAATGACGGGGTTTATCAGTACCACAAAGGCAATACTGCTCCGTTACAGGAGGAGACTTTTAACGGCGTAGTTGTTCCGCTGGCTATCCCCAAACCGTTTTTGTCACTGGTGGACGAAATCAGCGAGTGGCAGGCGAAAAACGGCAATTTAGGAGCGTATCAGTCGGAATCGTTTGGCGGATATTCGTACAGCAGGGCAACAAACAGTAAAGGCGAGACCTACACGTGGCAAGATGCCTTTAGGGCACGCCTGAACCCATGGAGGAAAATGGCATGAGTTTAATCAATGAATTTTTACAAGATTGCATACTCATGGATAAAAAGCGTACTTCTGACGGCGAGGGTGGATTTATCACCGAGTGGGTCGAGGGCGCTAAAATACAGGCGGCAATAGTCCGTGACACCTCCATGTCTGCCAGAGTGGCGGAAAAAGAGGGTGTAACAGCAACATATACAATTACTACAGCTAAAACAGTAAAGCTGAGCTATCATGATGTATTAAAAACAAAAGACGGAAAAATTTTTAGAGTTACATCAAATGCAAGAGAAAAAGAAACCCCTGCGTCGTCTAATTTAGACATAGCACAGGTCATGGCGGAGAAGTGGGAGTTAACGTCATGACTCCAACAGCGGCACTGTATCAATTTTGGTCGTCTTTCGGCATAACTGCATATCCGTCTAACAGGGTGCCGGAAGATACCGCATTTCCTTTTATCACATACGAACCAATTATAGCAAATTGGTGGACAGGTGCGGCCGCCGCTAGCGTCGTAAATGTCTGGTACCACACAGAATCTGAGGCAGTCCCAAATAAAAAGGCGAAAGAAATCAGTGACAGATTGCAAGGAGGAACCACGGTCAAGTGCGATGATGGAATCATTTTTCTGTCGCAAGACCAGCCTTGGACTCCTTTAGTCGATGAAGCTGACTCGTCAATAGTACGCAGATACACAGTAATAACTATGCAATTTATAACTATTTAATGAGGTGAGCAAATGAAGTATACGCAGGTACCTTCTGACCTTTTCAAAAAAATACAGATTAACGCCGGTATTATTGTATCAGCTTTTGAGCCGGAAACGGGTGCCATAACAGCAACTAACATCCTTATGGCAACCAGCGGCGGTTGTAGCTTTAGCGCGGAGCCATCCTTTACGGATTTCGGGGAAGACATTGATAATGTGCCTAAAAACACGATGGAACTCAAGGAAATCGAATCTATCGAAGTAAAATTATCAGGCACAGCCGTTACAATGGATACCGCACAGGCTAAAAGTTTTATGGCGGCGGCAGACGTAGCGGGAAACAAAGTAACACCAAGGGCAGATTTAAAGGCAGAAGATTTTAAGGATATTTGGTGGATTGGCGACTATTCGGACGAAAATTCCGGGGATTCCGCCGGATTTATCGCAATCAAAATTATGAATGCACTCTCAACGGGCGGATTTAAGATTAAATCAGATGATAAATCCAAAGGAAATTTTGATTTCGAATACACAGGACATTACAGCATTAAGAACGCAGAGACAGTACCTTACGAGGTTTATATCAAAACAGGCGAAGCGGCGTAGGAGGTAAAGCATGAAATTATCAGAATTAACAGCAGAACAGGGTTTAGAAGCCATTGCGAACTCCCTCGAACATATTGGTAACATTGCAGACGATGATGATGCGCTCAGCCTGTGCCAGAAGCTTGTACCGCAGGAAGGGGAGAAATATATCAAAGTCTTTGCTAGGGGTGCTAAAACAGCTCCTAGGCTGTTAAAAACACACAAAGATGATGTAATTGGAATCTTAGCAGCGTTTGAATTGCAGAGTGTTGAGGAATACAAGAAAAAGCATAAATTAATGGACATTATCAAAGGCATGGTTGACCTCATCAATGAGCCGGAGGTACGTCAGCTTTTTTTCTCAGCGCCAACAAGCGCAGCAGAAGAACCCTCTGGCGATGCGCAGGAGAATACAGAGGAAGAAGCGTAAAGGGATTCTTGCTGTACGTCAAGGCTAAGATTTTAGACGACACAGAGGAATTAATTTACAAACGATACATGGCCGATGGGCTGAAATATGTAACCGAAAGCATTTCGCAGGCGTTCGGTGGGAAATATCTCTATGTATCATTTTTTGATTTAATTAATAGCGATAAAAAGCAAACAGTAACAAAGACTGGCGAAGAAATAGCCGCGGACGTCATTAAAAAAGCCGGATTGGTGGTGATGAGTGATTGAATGTGATGGAATTGTTTGTCACTCTGGCAATCAAAGACACCGCATATAAGCAGGGGCTGAAAGACGCAGAAAGTAACGCCAGCTCGTCCACATCAAAAATTGGCGGGGCATTTAAAGCGGTCGGGAAAGTAGCTAAAACAGCTATGGTGGCCGGCTCTGCTGCCGCCGTTGCATTTACAAAAACATCAATAGATGCCGGAATGAATTTTGATACTGCAATGTCTCAGGTAGCAGCTACCATGGGAACAACCGTAGACAAAATAGGGAACGTCAAAGCCAAGGCTGAGGAAATGGGGCGCACAACAAAGTACACCGCAACGGAAGCGGCGGAAGGAATGAATATCCTTGCTCAGGCTGGCTTGTCGGCGGATGAGCAGATTAGCGGTATCGGAACGGTACTTAACCTTGCCTCTGCCGGTGCTATGAGTCTGGAAGAATCGGCATCATATACTGCCGGAGCTGTAAAAGGCTTTGGTGACTCGATGAGTAACGCATCTTACTATGCCGATTTGATGGCAAAGGGTGCTACTCTTGCTAATACGAACGTAAGAGGTCTTGGAGAAGCTTTCTCCGGTTCTGCTGCCACAGCGAAAAACTACGGTCAAGCGGCGGACAGTGTCACACTTTCCTTGCTCCGCTTAGCAGAGCAGAACGTGACAGGGTCCGAGGCATCTACAGCGTTAAATAGGGCCATGGCGGACTTATACACTCCGACTGATGATGCATCAAAAGCCTTAGATCAGTTGAAGGTATCCGCCTACAAAACAAACGGCGAAGCAAAAGACTTTAACGACCTCGTAGACGAGCTGAATGGCTCTTTACAGGGTATGACAGCGGAACAAAAAAACAACGCTCTTGCTACGATTTTTACAACGCAAGGTTTGCAGGCGTTTAATAAAATGACCGCATCGAGTGATGCGACTGTGCAAAAATTTTGGAAAGGAATACAGGATTCTTCCGGCTCCGCAGCACAACAGGCGGCTACGCAGTTAGATAATTTGCAGGGCGACATAACCTTGCTATCTAGCGCCACAGAAGGCCTGCAACTTGCTTTTTATAATACCTTTTCGGGTACTATCCGTGGTGCCATCAAAGGTATAACAAGCGAGGTTAGTGGATTAGCTGAGGCGATGGAATCTGGCGGCATAAGCGGCGCCCTTTCCAAACTGGCGCAAGATGCGATTAATTTTAGCGGCCAGTTGCCGGGGCTGACAAAAATCGGCGGCGACCTCATAAACGGTTTAATTTCAAGCGTTACTCAAAATTCTGGCAGTATTACAACTGCTGTCAGCCAACTGTTAAATAATCTTGCTTCTACGATTTCCACAGGGCTAAATGTGTTTACATCGGTCGGAGTTAATTTGTTAACGACTATCGCCAGCGGCATGACTCAAGGCATCCCGACCTTTTTGGGGCAGGCGTTGCCGATGCTGACACAATTTACAGAGTCATTGAGGAGCAACGCAGGCAAATTGATAAATGCAGGCCTGACACTTATCCAGAATATTGCTCAAGGGCTGATTAATTCTATCCCTGTATTGATTGCATATGTACCTACAATCATAACAAATTTAGCCGGTATTATTAACGATAACGCACCAAAAATCCTTGCAACAGGAGTAACAATCATAACAAATTTAGCGATTGGCTTAGTTCGTGCGATTCCGTTATTAATTGCTAATTTACCGAAGATTATCACAGCAATCGTAAGTGTATTTACAGCGTTTAACTGGTTTTCACTTGGTAAAAACATTGTTACCGGCATAATAAAAGGGGTCAAAAATCTCCCATCGCTCTTAAAGGCTGCCGCTAAAAATGCTGTAAACGGATTCAAGGGAGCATTTAAGGGAAATGGTATTTTATCGGCTGTAAAAGGAGCATTTACTAAGATACCATCGGCTGTTAAAAGTATCTTTACTAAGGCAGTATCCCTTGTAAAAAGCTTCCCTGGACGGTTTAAGAGCGCCTTAAAGTTTAGCTGGTCTCTTCCACACCTAAACCTACCGCACCTGAGTGTTTCCGGCGGAAAAGCTCCGTTCGGTATTGGGGGAAAGGGTTCCCTGCCATCATTCCACATTAGCTGGTATAAAAAAGCCATGGAAAGCCCATATGTATTTTCTGATGCCACCTTGTTTGGAGCAGGAGAAGCAGGAGACGAGATGCTGTACGGTCGTAGCAGACTGATGAACGATATCAAAGAGGCAACACAGGGAACGAAAAACGATGTAACTATTAATGTAACTGTAAACGGTGCAGATAACCCGGAAGAATGGGGAAGAAGAATGGCAAGTGAGCTTAGAAGGCAGGTGAAAATGGCATAATGGCAAAGAAAAAGAAAAAGTCTGCTGCTCCTAGCGGTCTGTCTATATCGAGAGACGGTTTGAAATTTACAATATCTTGGAAAATGCCGGCGAAAAAATATGAGGATGGACAGTGGCTCTGGTATCGTCTACATACAAAAAATGCCGGTGCTTCCAAGTGGGATTGGACAAAATGGAAAGAAATAGATGTAGGAAAATCAGCAACAAAAAAAACAGTAGCACTTGATGCAAAAAATTATTATCCTGTCTCATCAAAATTATTAAATGCAATAGAGTTTAAGGTAAAGGGCAAAACAAAAAGTGATAAAAAGCATACCTATACAGCTGCACATTCCACAAAGACATTTACAATTTATGCACCAAATGCCCCTTCCGTTTCTTATTCTCTTGATGATACTGGCGCAAATAAAGGTACATTTACTTGGAATACCTCATACGAGGCAAATGATGCAAGGCATTTTGCAAGGACGCAGGTACAGACCGCATTAATGACAAACTATAAGGGCGCCATTGCAAACGCTCGCTTTACCAATGCATCCTATACGGGAGCGTCTGGCACATGGGCGATAACAGAGGATGGTTCCCCGACACAAAACAAGACATTTTGCCGTATTGTAAGGGCAAAATCGAGAGGGTGTGCCGGAGATTCCGGTTGGAGCTATGCATACCATTATTACAGCATCCCAGAGCGTCCAAATATACAGAGTACAGGGAGCAAAGAGATAGGCTCCTCTAGCCGCTATGTATGGGCAAACTGGGTGCAGGCATCGCCGCGGGACCGCCCTGTGGATTCTATGGAGTTACAATATGCCATAGACACGCCGGAAAGCGGAGAAAGATATACTGGCACATCATGGAGTACCGGAGTAACTGTTGCGTACCATGATTATACGGTGTCAGCAGATTTTAACACAGACGATGGCATAGCGGAAGACCAGATTATGTGGACAAGAGTGCAAAGCATACATGATAAAAAATATGCGTATTCTGAGCCACGAGTAGCGGCGCGAGGGGCTTTAAAATCCCCGTCATTTGATACGGTATCGGCAACAGGAACAACACTTATCATCAATAACGTTGAGCGAAATACAGAGGTTCCTGACGCCAAAACAGCAATCTGGATGAAAATAGACAACGAGGAAAAAGGCGTTATCGCGATCACTGACAAGGAGGGCACAATCACAGTTACGTGTCCGGACGTTTCCGGCGGCACTGAATACCAGATTGCCCTCAAGAATTTTACCGGAACTTCCACACCTCAGAGCGGAGCGTCTGGCACCACCTACAAACTCAGTCCCCTCATGCAGTCCGGGTGGGTTTACTCAGAAACAAGAAAAATCGCAGTCCCACCGAAAAATATAACTGCAATGGCGGTGGCATCTGATACCGTAGAATTAACTTGGGATTGGTCGTGGAAAAATGCAGATGCAGCTACCATATCATGGGCGGATCATGAGGACGCATGGATTAGTACGGATGCCCCAACTACTTATGATGTAGAGGACAGGGAGACCACGTGGCATATCGGCTCTCTTGAATCGGCAAAAACATATTATTTCCGCGTAAGATTGCGGGACACCTCTGGGGACGAGGAAGTGTTATCTCCTTGGTCTGATACGGTTTCCGTATCTCTGAGCGAGACACCAACGACTCCTACGCTTGCAACGACAGAAAATTATCTTGCCATGGACGACACAGTTATTTGCAGTGTCGGCTACACCGGAAACAGCAAAGCGAGCATAAAAATAGCAGAAGCGATTAACGATGAACCGGTTAAAGGAAAAGATGGAAACGTTGTTGTCTTAATGATGTCTTCCGGCATGGAAACATTATCAGAAACGATTGAAAACATTAACAAAATCTATGCTGCAAATAGTCTTTCGGGCAACCTGTGGAATGTAGGAGAAACCCATTATTTAAAAGCAATGGTTACAGCACAAGGAGGAAAGGAAGGAGCGTGGTCAGATTCCGTAGCTGTCGAAATCGTTGCAAAACCTGTGATAGACAGCGTTACAACAAATCTTGTTTCGGAATCAACTGCATATAATTCTGGCGATGTTACCACGGAAACGAGCGACCAGACAGTACCAGAATCATCGGAAGGTACAACAAATTATTTAGAGCAGCTACCATTAACAATAGTCCCTTCCTTCGGGGATTCTGCTGGCACAGCAAAAGTAACGATTGTCAGGGACGAGGATTATTATATTCTGCGCCCGGACGGATTAAAGGAACAACATTTTGCCAATGAAATTATTGCTAGTTTTACTGGCAACGAAACAGACAGCTACGCTATTGGCTTAAGCGACCTGATCGGGCAGATGGATGACGGTGCAAGGTACAGCATACAGATTGCATTTACAGATATTTATGACCATGTGGCAGAAAAAAAGATACCGTTTGTTGTACGGTGGAAACATCAGCCGGAAGTACCAACGGCCACTGTAAATACGATTGCAGACAACAAAACAGCGAGTATTGTCGTTGCTAAACCAACTACATATGCTGATGGGGATACATTTGACCTATACCGGATGAGTGTAGACAGAGCGGAATTGATTCTGGAAAATGGGGTTTATGGCCAGAAATATGTTGACCCGTACCCGGCGTTAAATGAGTACGGCGGCATACTGGTTGTAAATAAAACCGCCAACGGTGACTATATAACGTCAGATAGTTCGTTTGCATGGTTATATAGCGATTTTTCCATCGAATATAAAAAGGCAATCATTGATTTTGACGGTGAATCTATCGAAATCCAGTATAACATTGACTGTGATAATTCGTGGGATAAAGATTTTGAGAGGACAGTATACCTTGGGGGCTCTGTGCAAGGCGATTGGAACCCTGCGATCACTCGCGATTTAAAAATTGATGCAGTAAGTATCTCACTGACAGAACCAACGATGATTGAGCAGATGAGACGGCTCGCAACGTATCCCGGAATATGCCACGTTAGGACACCAGATGGTTCGTCTTTTTCCTGCGATATACAGGTATCAGAGAAAAAAGACCACGACAATAAAATGCGGACAGATTTCTCACTAACGATTAAAAAAGTGGACTCGGAAGAACTGGATGCCGTAACCGAAGAGCAGTGGAGCGCAGAGCATCCTATCGAGGTGATGTGATGGATTGGAGCAAAGGATTTTCAGCAAGATATATTTTGACGACAGTTGACCCCAAGACGTGGACAGACCAGCAAGAATTTGAATTTACTGAGGGCAGTATTGACCGGGATAGTACGTCAGATTTAAGGGAATCTGCTTCCGTCACAATGACGGAAAAAATAACAGACAATGAGTGTTGGGTCCGCATTTACCTACAAGCCAGACAGGGAGGGTCGGGAGCAAAAGTAGCGCTATTTACTGGCCTGACCGCCTTCCCAGAAAGAAAGCTTGATGGTGTGAGAGAAACTTACAATATTGACTGTTATTCCGTTCTCAAGCCGGCAGATGATGTAATCCTGCCGCGTGGCTATTATGCACCAGCCGGTAGCGGAGCAAAACAGATTAAAAATCTGTTTAATGATTGCATCCCTGCTCCCGTGTATGTCGAGGGAACATCACCGATAACTACAGATAACATCGTTGCGGAAGATGGGGAAACAAGGCTCACAATGGCACTGCATATTTTAGATGCTATTGGTTGGCGGATACGAATACTTGGCGATGGAAGCATTGTTATCTGCGCAAATGATAATAATAGCAGTCTTACAGTGGGGATTAACGCAAACGACATCATAGAGTGCGATGTAACAGACACATTTAATTGGTACGACACACCGAACTGTTTTATGGCAATACATGACGATTACGGCGCAGCCATCGCGCGGGACGACAGCCCGGACAGTTATTTATCAACCATCAGCCGGGGCAGGGAAGTGTGGAAATCGGAAACAGGCGTTGAATTATCTTCCGGGGAAAACATAGCGGCTTATGCCGTTAGAAAACTAAAAGAATTGCAGAATCCTGCCAGAACGATACAGTATAGCCGGCGATTTTTCGAGGACGTTCTTTTAGGCGATGTGGTCTTTCTAAATTATCCGAGACATGGCCTTACTGGAAAATTCAGAATAATATCACAAACCTTGTCGCTTGAACACGGATGCCGGACAAAGGAAGAGGTAGAGAGCATTGAATGATTTCATAAAAGAGATTGCCTCGGCAATGAAAGAAAGCAAAACAAAGCCTTACGACACGGTTGCAAAAGTCCTTCGCGTTGACGAAAAAACGGCATATGTCCACATTGACGGTGGAGCAGATGAAACCCCCGCACAGATGGCGATTAATTGTAAGACAGGTGACACAGTAAAAATCCGTGTCAGCGGCGGAAAAGCATGGTTAACAGGAAACATTACAGCACCACCTACGGATGACTCTGTTGCAATTAAAGCGAATAAGACAGCTACTAAGGTAAAGAAATCCTACGAGAACTTTAAAGATGTTACCGAGGAAAACTTTAGCAGTCAGGAAGACAAGATATCAGAGGCTGCTAAAGTTGCAACTAACTTTATGAAATATATCGAAGGACTTGGATTAGTTGTCGGTGATATGCGAGGCAATGAACTTGGACAGAACGCGTTACTTGACGCAAATGGAATGTGTGTGCGCAACAATAACAGCGAAATTGTACGATTTGGAATTACAGATATTAAGGTAGTGAATGAAGATGGAGACCCTGTTTATAGTGGTACTGGTTCTGTTGTAAAGTCACGAAACAACATTGTTGTATCAACACAGCAAACAAAAGATGCAGGTAATACTAATGCCGGTGGTAAGGCTGCGCTTGAATTATATTATGATAGTGCAAAAGATAATATGGGTCTCTCGTTATCTGTAAAAAGTGGAACATCCTATACTGATTTGTACGAAAGCATTGGAAATGGGATATATGCTGATAACTCTAATACAAAGATTGTGTCTTCAGACGTAATAAAGTTGGATGCAGGGAGAATATATTTATCCACCTATTTAGGGACTTGGAGACCATATTTTTGCGCTGGCGATTCGATCAGTGCAACTTTTGGTACTGCTGGATATATTACGAGTTCCGGCAAGGATGTCAGTTTTATAATTCCATTATCAAAACCAATAGTTGGGAACCCAACGGTAACAGTAACAAGTGTGGAAGGGCTTATGGTCCGACAAAATAATAAGTATTTGTATGGTGGCTCATCAACAAAATATGTCAAACCTAGCAAATATACTATACACTCAACGCTTAGTGGAGGCTGCATCCATGTATTTGCAACAATGCCAAATACTACAGATGTTACAAACAATAGTCCTTGCGGCATCTGGGCTAAGATTAAGATAACATTCTCATAGGAGGAATAATAAAATTGGCTTTAAAAAAAGAAATCCGTCAAAGTGATGGCGTGGTTACTAATTATCACAGAATCTTATATATTCAGTCTACAATCAACAGTCATGAGTCAATAGCTGTAGTGTCTTATGTAGATGAAATTGGTAGAGCCATGGAAAACAACGGTGACAGACCGTATAGAGCCGCTGTTACATATGAGAAAGAATATGAAGAGAATATGACTATTGAAGACGCTTATAAGTACCTCAAAACTCTTTCAGAGTTCGAAGATGCGGAGGATATCTGATACGATTTATGTATAAGGAGGCGAAAGTATGATAGCTAGTGGAACAATAATTATTGATGGACAGACGTACCGCAAAGGAGATGTTATACACGATTTAGGTGGCTGGGATTGCATAGATACGGACGGAAGCAAGCGATATTACTGGGGAAAGTCTTCTGAAGTAGATAAATTGCCTCATTATGTTGCAAGCGGTTCAACGGCGTTATGTGTAGACACAGGGGAATTATATGGCTTTTATGCCCCTGATAGCAAGTGGTTTTTACTTTAGGGAGGTGTAGAGCATGAGAAAAAGCGGTTTAACGGGAGATGAGGCGTATGTACTCGCAAAACGTGGGAAAACAACAGAGGACCTTGGCCCGCTAAAAAAGAAATTGGTTTGATAAAGGAAGATTTAGGTGAAAAGGAAATCAAACTTACAGATATACAAAAGAAAATGAGTGATTCAAATTCTAACGATGGTTTTTTACTATGTGATTTAAAAGGTAATATAGTTGGGCATATCGCATCATTTGAAGTTTGGAATTGGTACAAAAAACAAAGATATTTCATGGATACAGACTTTTCATGCAGCTACTCAAGAAGGAAGTGATAGCGGAGCATATTATTGTGTTACAAAAGTAGGCTCTGATATTGATAACCAAGGCATGAATTTTATGCCTTCGATTACACAATCAAGGTCACTATTTTCTCTTAAAGTAGGAAATAATTTATCCCCCAATTCTAAGCATATACAAAAATTAGTAGAAACAGGTGAACTTGTAGATTGGGAATATAACAAAGCTGATATGATTCCATACGGCACGATGTATTTTGACTATACTAAGGACAAAGTAAGAGTTTATACCAGAACAGGTGGGTGGAAATATTTGAAATTTGAAGAGGAGGAGGTGTAATAGTATGGCATTAGTTTTATCGACAAACGATACAGATTATAGCACTAGAAATCTTGGAATGGCAGAGAGAATTATTTATGGTGAAATTTCATATATCCAATCTGACGGTAATGTTTATATTGATACGGGGTTCTCTGGATATAGAGATATTAGGAATGATGTAGCTGGTAATATTCCAGAAGATGTTCCTAAAATTGAAATTACAGTAGAAACCGGTTCAGATGCTAAAAATAAATGTATTTTCTCTACCGAAGTTTCGTCGTGTTTCATGCTATCAAAGGTTGACGTTAACAGAATACAAGTTGCTAAAAAAGGTGCTAGTTTCGCAAGTGTATATGATGGAAGAAAGAAAAAAATTATTTTTGGCTCAATAAAATCATATATAGATGATTCTTTAGTAAAAGACAATTCAAAAATGGAAAACCAATACAGAATAAACCCATATGATAAAAATATTCTATTATTTTATAAATCGGATATTTCACAGGATTATTTGACAACTGAATTAGTTAATACAAACATTAAAATTTATAATTTTAAAGCATATTCTGGCAACGAACTTGTCAAAGACCTTGTGCCATATAGGAAAACCGATGGAACAGTTTGTATGTTAGATAAAATAAGTGGAAATTATCATTATGGCATTGGTAGTGGTGTGTTTATTGGCAATTAATTGACTAAAGATACTTTTAATTAATTCATAAAAACAAAAGAAAAATAATTTTTAAGGAGAAATGGAGATGGTAGATATTATGTTACCTTTGATAACTTGTATTTTTGTAGTTTTTGACTTAGCTAGCGGTGGAGTAGCCGCCTGTGCCAACCACAAGTGGAAATCCTCAGAAATGAGAAAAGGATTGTATCATAAATTTGGCTCAATTATGCTTGTAGTGCTTGCGTATCTTATCGACTACGCCCAGAAATATGTAGACTTAGGCTTTCAGGTGCCTATTGCCGCAGGCGTGTGCGTATACATCATTTTAATGGAGCTTGGCTCTATCGTGGAAAACATCGGCAAAATTAACCCTGATTTGCTCCCGGACAAGGTTAGAGCGATTTTAGGACTGGACAAAACGAAATAAATTTACGTAATTTTTGCGTGTTGAGGTGATACAGTGAACAGAAGTTTGATAAAAAAACTCTGGAAATTAGGCGATAAACAATTTATCGATTACGCCTTGTCGTGTGCCCGCTTAACCTTGCGGGAGCGCGAAACTGTACAGTACTTGCTTTTTGATGGATTAACGCAGGAGCAAGCCGCCGAGAAAATGGATATAAGCACGAGAGGATTACAAGGGCTGTGGAGTTGCGCTGTGGAAAAGATTTTGTTAGTTCCCGGCACAATTCCGTACATAAATAGCCTTTAAGAAACTAAAGATAACTAAAAATCATGCGAGAAATAAGCGCGTTGCCTTCGTGGTGACACGCTTATTTTTTTGCGATAATAAAACTATAAGGAGGGCGGAGAGATGTATCAATATTGGAATCCTAACCCAGCGGCGGCAAAAGTGGGAGATTGCACCGTGCGCGCTATCTCAAAAGCTACAAAGCAAACGTGGGAAGAAACATATATACAACTTGCTCTGTACGGCTTAATGTTGTCAGATATGCCCTCGGCTAACGCGGTGTGGGGTGCATACCTCAAAGATAGGGGGTTTAATCGCTACATAATCCCCGATGAGTACATGACTTGCACTGTATCAGAATTTGCAAACAACCACCCAGAAGGGGTTTATATTTTAGCACTGTCAGGGCACGTTATAGCGGTAATTGACGGCAATTACTACGATACGTGGGACAGTGGAGCAATGACACCAATATATTACTGGAGGGAAGGAGGAAAATAAATGTTCGGTTATCCACAATATCCACAACAGTATCCACAGTACCCGCAATATCCACAACCGGATTATCTTGACCAACTAAACCGACTAAAGCAACAGCAGGCGTCGCCTCAACAAATGCAACAGCAGACCAACCCCGATGAACGGATTTGGGTACAGGGGCAGGGTGCGGCGGAGGCGTATTTAGTAGCACCAAACTCTTTTGTCCGCCTATGGGACAGTCAGGCGCCAGTTTTTTACGAAAAAAGAGCAGACCAGACGGGCAGACCGTTTTTAGAGGTGTTTGAGTATAAGCGTAAGGGCTCAAATTCGCCCACAGCGGAGCTTTCACAATCTAGCCAACCAATCAACTATGAGGAACGCTTAAACGCCTTAGAAAGGCAAATGGAGACGTTAAAAAGGAGGGTATTGAATGAATCTCAATCCAATGCAGATGATACAGCAGTTTCAACAGTTCAGGCAGCAGTTTCAAGGGGACCCGAAGCAAGAAGTGCAAAACTTGCTAAATAGCGGGCAAATGAGCCAGCAACAGTATAACCAGTTGCAGGGAATGGCAACACAGTTTCAAAACCTTTTAAAGGGTTTTAAATAAATAAAAAGGAGTGATTTCATGGGATTAACAACAGACGGAATGAGCCCGGCAGATTTGGCGGCAGTCACAGGCAACAATAACGGCGCATTTGGCGAGGGTAACGGTGCTTGGTGGATTATCATTCTTTTCCTTTTCATCTTCTGTGGATGGGGAAACGGAAATGGATGGAATAACGGCGGCGGAGGCGCGGTAGATAACTATGTATTAGCTTCTGATTTTGCAACCTTACAGCGCCAGATTGATAGCGGTATTTCCTCCCTTGAGCGCAAGGGTGATGCCATCAACAGCGGTATTTGTGACGGATTTTATGCGATGAATACCTCTCTGCTCAACGGATTTGCAGGAACAAATAGCACGATTCAGCAGAACGGCTACGATACACGAAACGCAATCCAGCAGGGACAGATTGCAGACATGCAGAGTTTTAATGCTTTACAGGCACAGTTAGCACAGTGCTGTTGTGATAACAAACAGGCTATCGCAGGCGTTAACTACAATATGGCGATGAATACCAATGCGATCCAGCAGGAAGTTACAAACGGCTTCTGCCAGACAAACTTTAACAACGCAAACAACACAAGAGACATCATTGACAACCAGAATAACAACGCTAGAGCTATTCTCGATGCCCTCACAGCGCAGAGAATCGAAGCTAAGGACGCTAAGATTGCCGAGCAGAATCAGCAGTTATTTGCGGCACAGTTAGCGGCTTCTCAGGCGTCACAGAACGAAACCTTAAAGGCATACATGCAGGGTCAGTTTACTTATTACAACCCTAGACCAGTGCCAGCTTTTCCGGTTTCCGCACCATATCAGTACGGTAATTGCGGATGCAATACTGGTTGCGGATGCTAAAATTTTATAATTAGCAGCTTCCTGCACGACAGGATTGTTCGGCTTGTGCCGATGATGCTTATAGCGGCGGGGCAATCGTTCCGCCGTTTATTATTAAAAAAGGAGTGATAACGTGGCAGAATTTACCAATAGTAATATTGTAACCGTAGCAGCGGGGCAGAATTTACCGCTCACAGAGACAGCCGTAAAGTGCGGTAGCTGTATCGCACACCGGGAGGGGGCAGGAATTGTGACCCTTAGAGGTCTTACAAACCAGTGCAGGGCGCGCTATAAGGTCAGCTTTGGGGCTAATATCGCCATACCTGCCGGTGGAACTGTGGCACCTATTTCTATTGCCCTGGCAATCGCCGGAGAACCATTAAATAGTGCGACAGCAATCGTAACACCTGCGGCGGCAGACGAATATTTTAATGTATTTACGGCGGCATTTATTGACGTTCCGCGCGGGTGTTGCATAACGATCGCAGTCGAAAATACATCTACGCAGGCAATTAATATAGCCAATAGCAATTTAATCGCCGAGAGAGTAGCGTAAAGGAGGGCGAAAAATGGAATCATTACACAAATTAAAAAAGATGATGTGCAGAGAGCTGGACGAGATTTCGAACAAAGGCGATATGAGCGCCGGGGATTTAGAAGCAGTCCACAAACTGACAGACACAATTAAAAATATTGACAAAATCATGTATCTGGAAGGTGGCAACGAATACAGCCGTGGCGGCGACTGGAACACGTCAGGAAGATACAGTCGCGGGCGTTATCCTGACATGGATTACGACGACTATAGCAACGCTCGTAGAGGTCAGCACTATGTGAGGGGGCATTACTCTTACAACGATGCAAAAATGCAGGTAAAAGAAACTATCAAAGACATGATGCACGACAGTAATCTGTCTAGTACAGATCAGGCAGCACTAGGCAGAGCATTAGCAGAATTAGACCGATAAGAGAAAGGAGTGCCGCAATGATTAATATGGACGAAATTAATGCCGAAATTGCGGCATTAGAGGCAGGAAAAACAACCTACGCCACTTGCGAACGGCTTTCGATTTTATACAATGTACGCAATAATTTAATGAGCAATCAACAACCGAACCAACTATCTTCCAACACATCATACTACTCTTACAGTTCCGAGCCGGATTCTGAATTTAAAGAAATCGCCCGAAACGCAGACTTTGAGCACTTATTACGCGTGCTTGACGAACACATGAAAGCCATCGAAGCAATGTATCCGCGAGAATATCGGTCAGTTTTGCGAAAAATAAAAGAGGGCGCTTGAAACGTCCTCTTTCTTCTTGTATAATATAATTACTTCTCCTTTATTTCTATCATATTTTGTTATACGGTAACTGACCTTAACCTGGTGGTTACGGCTAGTTACTGTATAACAAAAACTAAAAAAATATAATATCCTCCACGTAAGTGTCGGGGGATATTTTTATTTCTTTTACAATACTTTTCCAAAACACCTGCTTGTCTTGTTCGCCTAACTGCATATACATATCTTTCCAACCGTCAGGAAATCTGCTTTGTATTTTTTTCTTAGTTTCTAGTTCTTCCGTTGCGGCGGTCTGGGATAGTTCTTTTAATTCCTTTGATATAGCCTCATATCTTTCGTCATAGTATTCTTCTGTTATCCTACCTTTTTCAAACATCTTGTTGATTCTTCCCAGCTCACTGGATAATTTTTTCTTTCTCTTTTCCGCATCGTTTCCGCCTGCCTTCACACGACCTTCTGCCCTTAATACATCTAACTGTATTTTTTCTTCGATGTGATCGAGCATATATGTTTCTAATTTCTTTTCTGATCGCGTGTAGGTCTTATGCTTTTGTGCGACAGAGTGGGGGCAGTGATATACTTTGTACTTTTTTCCTTTTTTGCCTATTGCACACCCGGAAAGCCTGCAACCGCAAAGCGGGCATTTCATCAGGCCGGAGAAAATATAAATACGCCTCTTGCAATCCGTCCAAGTTTTTTGGCTGGATACTTCGTTAATTTTTTGCGCTTGCTCCTCTGTGATGTACGGCTCACAGTAGTTTTTTACTCCATACATTTCACCGCGATAAGCTGGGCTAGACATAATCTTAACCAACCTCGTTCTGGTTCTTACAAAACCAGGGTATTTACTTAAAATATAGTCTGCGGTTCCTGCTTTCGAGAAAGTCTGGAAATAATGCTCAAACATATCCTCAATTATTCCTCGCGTCTTTTCATCTTTTACAATCTTTTTCCCTTCTATGCGATAACCTACCGGCACTTTTCCGCCAATATATTCCTTGTTGTTCCGTTTAAATTCCATAACAGACCGTATTTTTTCGCTGTCTCTGTCTGCCTCTGCCTGCGCTACGGACAGCATAATATTTACTTTAAATATTCCCTGACTTGTTTCTGTCTCATAATCCTCCCAGATAGCTCTCCAAGGCACTTTACACGCGTCAAGGACACTTTGTACCTCATAATACCCTGCAACGGCTCTAAACCACCTGTCAAGGCGTGTGAAGAGTATTATGTCAATCTTACATTGCTTGCAATCCTCAAGTAACTGCAAAAGAGCAGGGCGTTTTGTGTATTTTTTACGTGCAGATATGCCGGCATCGTTATAAATACCGGCAACCGTATAACCCTGCTCCTCGCAATATTTTTCAAGTGCATCTATCTGTGAATCAACGGACAATCCACTGTTCTTCTGCTCTTGCGTGCTTACTCGCACATATAAAGCGGCTCTTTTCATTTATTTCCCTTCCTGCCTTCGTACCTCCGGGGCGGGTGCTGCTGCCTACATACCGCTAAGCCTGTCTATTAGCTTTTTCCTGAGACTTTCGTATTTCTCGGTTATTTCTTCACTATTCGGAAAGTTAACCAAGCAAAAACAAGCGTTTTCAAATTCATTAACTAATGCTATGTTTTCGTATCTTTTTAATTCTATAGTTTTTTGTGGCAAATCGTCATAAAAAACTTTTAAATCGACACCTAGAGCACCTGCGATTTTTGATAAGGTCTCTACCTTTGGCTTCCTTTTCCCGACTTCGTACTGGCAAATCATGGCAGTTGAAACGCCTAGACATCTAGCAAGTGCCGCCTGTGAAACTCCCTTTTGTAGGCGCACAGTTTTGATTTTTTCTCCTATCGTTGACAAAGTTACATCTTCTAATGCTTTTTCTATTGCATTTCGGTACTGTTCTTGGTTAAAATCTTCGACACCTTCATATTCTGGACTTGGTACGGTATCAACGAAAGTGTAAAAGTACGGCTCACCGCTTTTTGTGTAATTATATCCAAGATTTAAAGCGGTAGCAAGTTTGGCTACTGTATCTTTCTTTGGATTTAATTTCCCGTATTCGTAGCGTTGAATGGTATATGCCGAAAGTCCACTTTTTTTACCAAGTTCTTCTTGTGTCAACCCCTGCCTTTTGCGCGCTTGTCTTAATCTATCTGAAAAACTCATAATTTTTTCACCTCTCTATATCTCCTCTCTTGATTTACTCACATTGTACACGATAGTGACTATTATGTCAAGAGAAAAATACACGAAAATATATTATTTTTTATATTCCACGATGTCGCACACCTGACAGTCCAATTTCTCGCACAAATACATAATTGTATCTATATTCACGTTTCTATCGTGCCGCAACTTGTTGACCAGTGCCGGGGAAAGATTAAAACTTTCCTTATCTAATAGGTTGGAACGCTTTAACCCTCTGCGTTCTAACGTGTCCCATAAATTACTATATGAGATACTACCTTTATATATGTTACTTCTTTTTCTTGCTCGTGTTTCCATTTCGAAACCTCCTTTAATCGTTATAAATATATAGTACATTATTTTGAAATAAATATCAAGAAAAAAATAATATATTTTCGTGTATTTTTCTCTTGACATAATAGTCACTATCGTGTATAATGTGAGTAAATCAAGAGAGGAGATACAAAGAAATGAAGAAATATAATTTATCAAAAATCATGAAAAGAGCGTGGGAGTTAGTTAAAAAGGCAGGTATTTGCATCTCCGAAGGATTAAAATTAGCATGGAAGGAAGCAAAGAACATGGAAGAAACAATGGAGGAAAAGCTTATCCGCCTTGGCTATAAGGTGTGGGAGAATGGCGACATGAAACGTATATATATTAATGACTTTCAGAAATATTTGGAAGTCGAAGAAACTAATACGCCAGCAGCAATGGGACGTGGAAGAATCATTAATGGCATCTGCACAGATGAATATAAAAGCTTTGCGCAGCGTCAAGCGTTAAACCTTATTGACTGGGGATTTGGAGCTAAATTGTATTACGACTGTAAAAAAGAAGACTGGTTTTGCAAGAATCCGGGAGGAAGTTTAATTAAAAAAATCCTCTGGACAGTTGCCGATAAATTAGAAGTTTTATAATAAATACCCGCCCGGCGGCGGAATCCGCCGGAGAAAGAAGGAAAATATGACAGCAGAAGAAAGAAACAAGTACATAGAGTTTATGTACGATTATAAAAATGAATATAACTGTGAAAATTGCCCGGAAAACAGAGGCGATTTTCCACATGACAGATTACCGTGCGGACAACAAAATTGCTGGGTAACCTGCCACTGTAAGGAGATGTAAATATTATTACCGCCCCGGAGGTTACGAGGGCAGAGGAGAGTAATATGCAAGAATTAAAATTTAATAAAAGAAGAAAATTGGACAGATTCTTAGCCACCTTGCCTGAGGACATGGTTTTTAAGTCAAATAATGAGTTCAGGATAAAAATGCCAAACGGATATATTAGTATTGGATATTATTACCATGATTATCATGCATTTGGGGGACATCGTAATTCTGAATATAATACTATACAAGAAAATATAGACGCGGTAAAAGAACTCATTGACAAATACGGTAAAGGGGAGTAGGATATAGATAAGGTTTTTAATAGCTCCATTTTGGGATGTAAATGTTAGCTTAGTTTTGTGCCTTAAAAACATTAATAGTTCCATTCTGGAAGGCAAAGCACTTGTTTCGACAGGTGCTTTTTTATTATTTTGAGGAAAAAAGAAAAGAGGGAAGAATCAATTCTTCCCTCTTGTTAGTTGTCCTATTAGTGGACTAATTATTTTAAATTAATAGTTATCTTCTTGTCTGTCCAGAACGAAGCACTATATTCTAAAATCACTTTCTTTGCGTCTTTCGGTACTTCATAATATGCTGTAAAGCTCACATTCTTTCCCGGAGACAAATTAGTGTTGACAAAATCACTGTTTCCTATGTATTGCTGTTCGCAAGCTGAATTATCTGCATAGCATTCGCAATCAGATACAGATACATATTTGTCACCTTTTTCTGCAATATTTTCACAGGTAAAGTCTACAGCTACATATTCACATCCATCTTTTGGAGTAAAGTACTCTCCACCATCATATCCAAATTCAGCCTTTTTAGCAGTTACTTTTAAACCGTCATTCTCAAAAGATTCGCCAACCTTTACACTGTCTTTCTCTTTTGTTTCTTCCTTTTTAGCAGTTTCTTTCTTAGCCGCTGTTGTTGCGGTGGTACTCTTTGAAGAATCAGTGGAAGAACTGTCATCGTCACCACCACCCATTGCCATTCCTAAAACAGCCAGAACGATGATAATGATAATTACCCATTTCAGCTTGCCGCCCTGTTTCTTCCGGCAATGAGGACACACTTTAGCTTTTGCGTCAATTTCTTCTTTGCAATGCTTGCAAACTTTCGTTTTTTCTTTGCTCATATTTTCTGCTCCTTTTTTATTTATTATATTAATAATTTGGGTAAAATTATACAGGATATTTATGATTTTAGCAAGCATAAATGTAAATTTTATATCATATAATTAAACAAAAACAGAAAATACTTGATAATAGAGAACTAATGTTCTATAATATAGAGGGAGGGATACTATGGAAGAAAGAAAAAAAGAAGAGATTCTAAAAGAAATTTTTACTCTCTTAGAACCTCTCCCTAAATTAAAATTAATAAAGATTTTAGTTTATGTCAAAGTACTGTTTTACTCCTGAGTCGAAGCTAAAAAATCTATTAATTTGCTGACGGTCAACTTGTTTTCCTCATTAAGTTGACCGTATCTTTTCAAAAGGTTGGCTTCTTGCGTTGCTTTCAAAATGGCAGAGTTTTCAGTTTCGTCCTTGTCTTCCTCGTCCCAACCCGTAAGCGTTGCTGGGGCAATGCTTAAAGCGTCAGCAATTTTTTTAATCATTTCGGCATCTACACGCTTGATACTTCCAGCTTCATACTTCTGCACAGTAGCCTCGGTTATTCCTATTTTCCCACCAAGTTCCCTGAGCGTCATTCTTTTCTTTTCCCTGTAAAACCTAATGTTATTTCCAACCTTTGTTGTAAAATCGCTCATTTCTTAATTCACCTCCTTTCGTATATATACTATCATATTATGAAAGAAAATCAATACAAAAATAAAAAAAACTTTCACAATATGCTTGACAACTTTCATAATATGATATATAATCTATCATGTAAGGAAAAACAAAGCACCGAAAACCGAAAGGAGGCGCAAGATGAATCTTTCCAAGTTAAGAGGAATGATTGCGGAAAAAGGCAGACTTATAAAGGATGTGCTGCCGCAATTCATGTTAGCCCACAGACATTTACAAAAAAAATGCGCGGCGCGACAATATTCGACATTGAAGAGGCTAATAATTTAGGTGATTTTCTTGAAATGACAGGAAAGGAAAAAATAGATATTTTTTTATCCTAAAACTATCATGATAAGAAAGTGATTTATCATAATAAGAAAGGATGGTGACTAGATGAAAAATATTCAAATCTTCGAAAACAATGAGTTCGGTTCAATTCGGACTCAGATAATTAATGACGAACCGTACTTCTGCTTAGCGGATGTTTGCCACGCATTGGACCTTGAACAACCTAGCAGAGTCAAATCAAGATTAAAACCCGATGGGGTTACTACTGGTATGGTCATCGACAGCGTAGGCAGGAGACAAAATGCAAACTTTGTGAACGAACTTAATCTTTACAAAGTAATCTTCCAAAGCCGCAAAGAAAGTGCAGAACGCTTTACTGACTGGGTAGCCGGAGAAGTTCTTCCGTCCATCAGAAAGACAGGGAGCTACCAGAAACAGCTATCCCCTCAAGAAATGATGCGTATTCAGTTGGGCATGATAGACGACCACGAAGACCGTATTAAGAACCTTGAGAGCAACATGGTAATTGACTACGGACAACAACAGACATTGCGACAGCACGTCAATAAAGCTGTTTTAAACGCATTAGGCGGCAAGGATACAGAAGCATATGCATACATCAGTAAAGTTGTATTTGCAGAGTGTAACAGGGATTTGCAAGACCGGTTTAAAGTTAACAGCCGAAACAATATCCCTCGCAAACGCTATGAGGAGGCTATTGACTATGTAGACAACTGGGAACCGAAAACAAACACAAAGTTGAGAATTGACGAATATAACCGTCAACAGAGATTCGAGGTGTAAAGATGAACACGTTAGGAGAAAAACTAAGAAGATTAAGAAAGGCGCAAGGGCTTACACAAGGAGAATTAGCCGAGAAAGTCGGTGTTGGTATTAATACAATAGTTAGATATGAAACTGGTAAAAATTCTCCAAAAGTGGAAATCTTGGAACTTATCACTAAGGAGCTGGGTGCGAAAATAGTTGTGATACCCGAAAAGGAGTTAGGGGGTGAATAAAAAATGAATGAACCTCCGAGACCAGAGTATGTTGCTAGACTACTCTACACCCTCTTAGGACGACAACAAGGTGTAGAGTATGACAAAGTATTCTACACTGATAAAGACGGTGTAGAGCATGAGGTAAAAAAGGAAGAGCCCTACCATTAAGCTCTTACGATAAATCATACAAGTAAATCATACAAAAGACTTGGCAATTTGTCAAGATAGGAGGTAGACATGGCATATATAGTTATCCAAGATTTGATGATATCAGATTTACAGTTAAAGGGGAATGAACTCCTCACATATGCCCTTATTTACGGCTTTTCGCAGGATGGCGAATCAGAATTTAAGGGGTCATTGAAATATATTT